GTAATGAACAAAATAAAATAGATAAAACTCTTGAAATTATTCAACTCTTTTATGATAATGAAATTTAAGCACACTGAATTAGGGTTTAAAAACTTAGCACACATACCGTATAAGTATATTGCAGCTATGAGTGATAGTGCGTTTTTTAAAGTTAAGAGTTCAAAACGTTCCAATCCAGAAGCCAGAACAACACTTGATGCCATTCATAATCAAAAAATACAACAAATAACTGATGAAAAGAATAATATAGATCTTTACAATTCTGAAGCAGAATCCATTAAAACTAAAATTAAAAATAGTACATCTGATATTGAAATATGGCGTCTTGAAAGAGAACTTGAAACTCTTGAAAAGAAAATTAAATCTTTACAGTCTGATAATGATTTAATGGACTATTACCTTAGAACAGGTGATATTCTTTTTAATTATTATGATATTCAAGAACAAATCCAACAAGGTGCAAAAACTTTTACTACAAACAAGGCAAAACCTGGTAGTATTTTAGCTATTCTGGAAGAAGTTGCTTCAGATGAAGCGACTGCAAATGCAACAGCAATAGCGAATGCAAATGCAATTACAGAATCATCAACACATCATACAAATATGTTAGCGAATATTGTAAATGATAATTCTGTTGCCCCAAAGGAAAAAATGCATCAAAGGCATAATTTACTAAATGAATATCTTCAACTTGAAGATCCAACTATGGCAAAAAATACAGTTGAAGAATATGACGATCCCTGGACACAATGCGAACACTGCGGAAATGAAATGATTATGTGCCTCAACGAGGCAAACCTTACTTGTTCAAAGTGCGGGCATCAAGAGTTTATTTTAGTTGACAGTGATAAACCATCATATAAGGATCCACCTCGTGAGGTATGTTATTATGCTTACAAGAAAATTAATCACTTTAATGAATGGCTTGCACAATTTCAGGCTAAAGAAAGCACAGAAATCCCCAATGAAGTTTATGATGAAATTCTAGTGCAACTCAAAAAAGAACGTATCACAAATATGTCGAGTCTAAAACCAACTAAGCTAAGAGAAATCCTGAGAAAAATGAAATGCTCCAAATACTATGAACATATCCCTCATATTATTAATCGTCTTAATGGACAAAATGCACCATTTATGTCTCGTGAAGATGAAGAGAAGTTGCGTCATATGTTTCGTGAAATTCAACCATCTTTTAAGAAGCATTGTCCAAAGGGTCGTAGAAATTTCTTATCATATGGATATGTATTATATAAATTTTGTGAGTTGCTAGAAATGGATGAATATTTAGCTTGTTTCCCTTTACTAAAGAATCGAGATAAACTTTATTTACAAGATAAAACTTGGCAACGTATATGTGAAGATATGGGATGGCAATACATTCGTACTTGCTAGAAATAATACTATAATAGATTATTAATAATAAATGTTTATAGTATTTTAAATTATTTATAATTTTTTATAATATAATATTGTATTTATTATACAGTAATAGTAAACGGTGCACTTACATTAACAAATTGTGTTCCATCAAATAATTGTGCAACTAATGGTATTGATGTATTAGTAACATTATTCATTAATGTTCTAGTATTAGTACCTGGTGTTGGGTTAATGCTTGGTACTATACCATTAATATGTCCAACATTAAAAGTGTCTTGTGCAATTCTAACAAGTGTTGAAGATGGGAATGATTCATTTATTGTAAATGTAACAATATTTGGCATAACAAAACCTGTTATAGTTAAATTAAATTGAGATTCAGGTGTTGGTGCTGCATAGTTACTACCTGAGTTTAGTATTACAATCTTACCTCCCATACCAGTAGTATTTTGTGAATTGTAATATAATAGAGATGGTGCATTTGATGGTACTACAAATGTTACTGCACCTGACTCAGCGCCATTATTTGTTACACCAGATGTGTATTGATCAGTTAATCCAGTGCTATTTACAGACTTAATTAAGAATGGCTGACCAGTAGCATTAACATTAAATGTGTAGGTTGATCCCTTAACTAGGTAAATTGTTGCATTTTCAATTCCAGCCATTACATATTTACCGTTTGCTACTGATACTGTAAATGGTGATGCCATTGTATCAGATGATAATAGTGTTAAGTTGGGTATATCAGAGCCATCTGCTAATTTAGCATAGTCAGCATAGAATATAGTTAGAGCTAAATCAGGATGTGCTAATTGTACTTTTGTTCTACCTTGACCTCTTATTAATCCACCACCAGGACCAAGTTTAAACATACGATATTTATTAGGTGCCCAGTATTCACCAAAGAATAGATCTAAACTAGCAGAATAATATACAGTTCTCCAACTTATATTACCTGGAATACCAAATGGTTCTTCTCCCACTGGACGTCCTGCAGTACCGCTTGCATTAATAGGGTTTAATACTCTTCCTAATGTATAATCTACATATGGTGAAATAACATTATATGATATATCAGTTATTGAAGCACTAGATAATTTATCTGTACCAATACCTCTTCTATAATAGGCATTTAGTGCTAAATTGCTTATTGAAATTACTGAATTAGATGAAATATCATATGCATTTATAAATTCAAACTTATATCTATTAATCTTTAATTGTACATTATTTCCAATTCTTGATTTACCACTAAAAGCTTCTGATCCACTACCGCCACCTACTTCATATTGTTTAATGGAACCATTTTGATTCATTACTATTTGATATGCAGCAGGTGATGTCCAAGCAGTCTGTGTTGAAGCGCCTGAAATATCAAAATTTACTACTATATTTTGAGAAGCATCAATACTATATCCTAAGTTTTGTACTGGGGGCATTGTTGGGAATGTATAATTACTTAATGCAGATGGTACATAGTTAACATTACCATACTGAGTATAGTTCCATATATTATTTTGTGTAACTGTTTCATATACAGTCTGTATATAAGGATTAAAAGATGTAGGATTATCAGAAGATGTTAAACTAAATGCATTATCAAGTACAGATTTAGGTATATTACAGATAGCCTGATTTCCAGATACTTCATAAATATGCCTTGTAGCTAATTTATCTACTAAAGCATTTCCATATGAAAAGACATCACCAACTTTAGGAGGATTTGTTATATCTGTACCTGGCTTATAGAAATTTAATGTTCTTCTTACAGTAAAATCAAATCCAGGGAATATACTTCTACCAATAAATCTTTCAAATGGAATACTATAAAACTCAGGTGCTTCTGGATTAGGGTGATTTATAAATACTTTTACAATTGGTGAATTAGCACCATCATCATACATTTGTACTGATGTAGCATTCTGAGGATTAGTTGATGGACGTTTATTAGATGGTTTATATTTAAATAAGAATGATGCTGATGTATAGTTAGTTGATTTACCATCAATAAATCCAGCTAGAGCTGGTTGTATTATTGAAGTAAAACCTGATACATATAAATTACCAACTGCATCTACATTTAATCCATACACATTACTTGATGAATAACCTAGCCAACTACCATATAATCCAGTACCATCTGCTGCATATTTTAGTATATAACCACCTCTATTACTATCTGGTTTTGTTACTAATAAGGGTTGTCCAGATGCATCTACAGCATTAACAAGATTGGTTGATTCAGTAAAACCGCCTACATATACTTGATTAGTTACTTTATCAACAGCAACTGCTCTTGTATCATCCCAAGATGTTTGAGCATCAAACCATTTACCCCATAAACCTGTACCATCTGCACCAAATTTCATTAAAAAGCCAGCATTGTTATCTGAAGGTTTATTACCTATTACTGCACCCACTTGTCCTAACATATTACCAGATGCTTTTCCTGAAACATATACATTTGCTAAACTATCAGTTGCTACTGTATATGCTGCATTTGGTAATGAATCTACTGCATCAAACCATTTACCCCATAAACCTGTACCTGTACTATTAAACTTATATATAAAGCCAGCAGAATTAAATTGTGCTACAGGCTTAGCTTCCATTACAGACATTAATGCAGTAGTTAAATCACCATTTGCTTCTCCTACAATATATACGTTTCCAGCTACATCAACTGTTACACCAAATCCATATCCAAAATATGATGAACTGCTAATCATCCATTTACCCCATTGTGCAACACCAGATGAGTTTAATTTAATTATAAATGGAATTGAATTCCCTCCTGAAGGTCTTGCACCCATTACAGCTGCAAAGGTGCTATCTGAAAATTGTGTAGTTGCTTGACCTACTATATAGATATTATTAGTAGAGTCAATTGCTAAACAATTACTTAATATAGAATTAGTACCTTCAATCCACTTAGCCCATATTGGTGTACCAGATGAGTTAAACTTAGCAATATATCCTCCTTCAGTAAAAGGATTTGGTTTAGCACTTCCTACAATACTCTGTATATAGGAGTTATTACCACCACATTTACCTAGTACATATACATTATCAGCTGAATCTACTGCAATTCCTCTTGCTTCGTCATATGAACTATCATCTATCCATTTACCCCATAGAGGATTACCAGACACATCATATTTAATAAAATATAAACCTATATTACCACTTGGTTTATTTCCTAATACAGATTGTAATGTTGGATCTACTGCACCTTGTGTTTCACCCATTGTGTATACATTTTGCTGAGAATCAATTGCAATTGTGTTTACATATGAATATTCATTATCTACCCCATCAAACCATTTACCCCAAGCAATTTGCATATAAGGTTGACCAGCGGGCTGAACTACTATTGCAATATTAATTGCAAATGAACTAGAACCAGTTATATTTGTAGCAGTAACTGTATAATCTGCTGCCGCAGTTAATGCTGAAGGAGTTCCAGTTATTACACCTGTAGAACTATTAATTGATAACCCTGTTGGTAATGCTGGATTTACACTATATGTTGCGTTGCCACCACCAGTATTTGTAGGTGCTAATGCAATAATTGGTGAGTTTACATAATATGTCTTAGGTGTGGAATATACAATTGATGGTGCTGGTAGTGCTTGCACAGTAATATTAATCACAAATGTTGAGGTTTGTGTTACACTATTTGCATTAGTATTTGTTGCAGTAACTGTATAGTTTGCGGCTGCAGTTACACCAGATGGAGTTCCTGATATTACACCTGTAGTGGTATTTAATGATAACCCAGTAGGTAATGCCGGGCTTATACTATAGGATGATATTGAACCACCAGTATTTGTAGGAGTTAATGATGTAATTGGTATAGTATCAGTAAATGTGATGGATGATGTAGTGTATGTTATTGCAGGAGCTGCTTTTAGAATTGATAATGTTGGTGAATTGATATTAGCTACATTTAATACTACATTGTATTTATCAGATGGTTGATTAAAATTGATATCACTATTGCCAAATCCTGAAATAGTAGTTCCATTAATTGCTTCAATATCTACATATCCTGCATATCCAGGGAATATTGCACCAGTATTCCATTTATTATTGGAACGTATTTTGAATGATTGACCAATTGTAAATTGAATGTTATTAGCAGTATACACAAAATTAGATTGTCTAGTTAATGCTACATCAGTACCCCATCCTTGTACTGCTGCACCAATTAAACTAAAGTTATTTAATTTAACTGCAACAATTTGTGATTTCTGGTATGCATAAGTAGTATATGCTGATCCAACATTATCTGCTAATCTATCTACAATACCAACTAGATATAATCCTTCACCACCATTTGAATCTGATAATGATGTTAATGATAATGGAGAACCAGATGGATCACTTAGTGTAGTTAGATCAAAGAAATATGCTTTAGGGTCTACAGGGAATACACCTTGGAATACACCTCCAAAACGAACACCAGCTTCATCAGATGGCGATATTGCATATTCTGTGCCGTCTACACGTACACGAATTTTTGTTGCATTTGTAGCATATACATATGTTGATCCTCTAAACTTGTAGTTTTTATCAGAGAATGTCTTATTATAAATATTACTATTTACAGTTAATGGCATTTCAACATCATCTACCATTATTCTATTTGATGCTAATACTGTAATAGTTATCTGTGCAGTTGATGGACTGTTTAGTGCATTATTTGCAGTAATAGTATATTGAGTTGCACCCTGTGCTGTTGTTGCTGCACCAGTTATTTCACCTGTATTTGCATTGATTAATAATCCTGTAGGTAAAGAAGGTGATACAGTAAAAGTTGCTGGGCCACCTGTATTAGTTGCTACAATTGGTGCAATTGGTTCATTTGCTGCAACTGTTAAAGATGATACTGTATATGAAATATTAGGTGCTGATAGAGGAGTTACTGTAATATTGTCTACCCATAAATTAATATTACCAAGATCATTATAATTATCATTACCTGCAGTTGAAGGTTGTTCATTATATACTACAAATGAGAATGAATAAGTGCCAGGTGTTAATGATATATTATATATTCCAGAATATTCAATAGAATTAATTACACTATCTAATGAAAAGGCAATAGGGTTTAATGTAGTGGTTACATTATTAGAAGTAATTGTATGTACTGCAATAAAAGCAACATCATTTGCTTGGCTGCTAATTAAATCTTGTGATTTAACTCTCCAGTTAAATGATAGATTAGCATTTTGTGATATGGTAAAGGATTTATTGTAGCGTACTGCACCTGCTTTCCATAATGCTTTATCATTAACACCGCCAGGCGTTGCATTTTGTACATCAGAGTATGATAAATTAATTAATGTTTCTGTAATAGCAGTTTGATATCCTACACCTAATACTCTTAGGCAATTTGATATTGATCCTTGCGCATTTACATCAATATATGTGTTTTGAATATGTGCAGGGGGATACAAGTTTGTCCCGTCACTCCCATTTACTACATTAAACCAATTTCCACTAGTTATAAAATCAGTAGCATTTGTTGAACTACTAATTAGTCTTACAGGATTATCTATTGCAGTATATGAATTAAAATTTTCTAATATGGTAGTAGTTGAAATAGGTACGTTTGTTAATGCATTAACTGCAAATGTAAAGGTTACTGAACCAGTTTGTGATAAACTATTTGTAGCAGTTATAGTATATGTCTGAGATGCACGCTGCTCTAATGGTCTTCCTGAAATTTGCCCAGTTACTGTATCCAATGTTAATCCATTTGGAAATGAAGGTGATACAGAGAATGATTGAATTATACCTCTTGTAACATTAGCAGTTAATGGAGTATTTAATATGTTAATTGCTATACCTTGAGTTGCACTAGTAATTGGTGTGCTGTAACTAAATTGGGGTACTACATCTTGTACTGCAAATGTGATATCAGTTGTAAATACACCATTTGCATTAGTGAATGATACAGTATATGTAGTATTTGATGTTACTTGTGTTGGGCGCCCACTTATTACACCAGTAGTAGTATTTAGTGATAATCCTGTTGGTAATGCAGATGATATAGATACAGATGATAAACTAGTTGATCCAAATGCAAGTGGAGTAAAAGTATACATTTCACCGCCATTTAATACACTAGGAATAGTATATTTAGCTACATATTTTCTTACATCTGATACTGTTCTCATTTGACCAATATATGCTACTGAATTCCAATCAGGGTCATCAATAGGATCTGGATTACTTTCATTAATAGTTACAAGTCCAATACTATATGTACCTTCAGGCATAACACGTGAAAACTTACCATATTTAGTATTATTATTAATTAATGGTATATTATCTCTAGCATATGCTAAAGGATATGCTGTTGTTGTATTATTTGATATATCATATATTACTGCAAATGCGGCATCATTATAATCAGGGTATGCTAAATCACCTGAAGTAAATCTCCAATTAAATTCTAATGATGATGTGCTATTAGTTATACTATAAGTATTATTTAATTTTACTGCACCGCCATTTGACCATTCTTTATCAGAACTGGGTAATGTTGGTAATGCATTATCAAAAATACTCATATTAGCGATTCCTAATGTAGTTTGTATAGCAGGTAATGTAGCACCACCTCTTAATAACATAGTATTTGTTGTAGTTGATTGATTAGTAGGATCTAGATATGTTACAGTATTATCTGCAACTTCTACTCCATTTACTGCAGCAGGCCTTGACCAATTATTTGTTATAGGTGCGGTAAAGTTATCTAATACTGCTTGTATTACAGGGCCTTTTTGTATTATAAATGTTAATGATAATTCTTGACTGCTTCCTGAATGTGATGCTACAATTACAGTATTAACAGTTGTCTCATTTGTAACATCATTTGGTGTGCCTGAAATTACACCTGTAGTTGAATTTATAATTAATCCTGCTGGTAATGAGCTGCCAGCCTTAACCGCAAATGATGTAGGGATACCACCATTATTAGTTGGCGTTATATTTGTAATGGCTATAGTACCTGTTACATAATATGGTGAACCAGTATATGCACTATTAATTGGAATATCATTTACTCTAATATTAATAGTAGCAGTACCATTACCAGCTCCATTTGTTGCAGTCACTGTAAAGTTAGTAGCAGATAATGATACAGTTGGTGTACCAGATATTTGACCATTTGTTGTATTAAATGATAATCCAGAAGGTAATCCAGGGCTTATACTGTAACTGTTAATTGGACCACTTCCTGGCATTATAGTAGGTGAAATAGTAGTTATTGCGACATTTCTAGTAAATACTACTGGAGAAGTATATGATATAATTGGTACACCTGCATTTACAGTTAAGTTAATAGTTGTAGTAGAAGTACCGCCATTATTTGTAGCTCTTATTACATAGTTTGCAGCAGCTGCAGTTACAGTAGGTGTACCTGAAATTACACCAGTAGTTGAGTTTAGAGTTAAACCAGCTGGTAAGATATTTCCAGTATCCATTGCATAATTAGATATTAATCCACCAGTGCTAGTAGGGGATATAGGGCCAAATGCAGTACCAGTTGTTGCTGTAAATGGACCACCATTGTATGAAAATGATGGAGGATTTTGTAATACATTTAATTCTACATTATCAAAATAAAATGTTATATTATCAGATGAAGCATACAAAGGTATATCTTCTTCATTAAAACAAGCAAATCCTAGAGAATATGTACCTGGTTGTAGTGTTAATGAATATCTTCCTGAATAGTCTGTAGCTAAAGTACTATTTGACAGAGATGATGTAATAGGATATATAGTTGGTGTAGGCACATTATTAACAAGTGTATATAATACTAAGAATACAGTATCATTTTTATTAACATTAGTTAAATCAGTGCTTAAAACTCTCCAATTAAAGTTTAATACATAAGCTTGTGATATTGTAAATGCTTTTTGATATCTTACTCCAGCACCATTAGTAAAATTCACATTAGATGCATTTGTAGCTAATGCATCTTTAAATGATTGTAATGGAATATTTAATACTCCTGATACATCTAGTGTATCAGTTCTTGCAGGTTTTATTCCTAATGCAGTTGAAGTTTGACCTACATTATTAAGATCAATTATTATATTTGTAAATATACTTGCTGAAAAGTTACTATTAAATGAATTTGTAGGAGTCCAAATATATGTAGGGTATCTAGTTGTACCGCCAATTACATAATTTTGAAAATTATCAATTACATAGTTTGATCCACTAACAACATTAGTTTCTAATTGAACATTTGTATATGTTAATTGTATTGGCACATTGCTATTAGATGGTAATATTTTTACTGCTGCATCAACAGTACCCATAGAAGCAGTATTATATAATCCAGTTTCTGCATCATTTCTATCTGATATTAATTCAATAGTATAAGTTGCACCAGGTGTTAAATTATTTATAATAAAATCAGGTGTAGTAGTATTATTAACATATGCAGAAGTAAATGTACCATTATTTTGATTAAATCTTAAACTATTAATTCCATATCTTAGAGAATTAAAATCAGTTGCAGGTGATGATGTAAATCTAAAAAATGAGTTAGTATTTAAATTTGCAACTGTGCTAATAATATTATTAAAATTATTATCTAATATTCTATTAATAACTTCATTATTATATGCAAAATTATTATACTTAAAATAAAATCGTACATTACCTGAAGCGGGAGCAGTGAATGTATGATAGAAATATTGTCTATAAAAATAGTTTAATGTTTCTATTCTCTGACCATTTCCATATGGTGCACTAGGGTAATTATCAGGTACTAAATTATAAAATTCAGATGGTATTAATGCTTGTGGTGTTAATGTGTTTTTAAAGTTTAATAAATTATTATCATCGCTAACATAAAATAAGTTTGCATAAACTGTTTCACCATTTCTTACTTTTGTTAATAATTCTTGTCCAACAGAATTAAATATATATACAATAGGGATTGTAATATTAAAGGCTGGATTTATATTATTACTCACATCAATAAATACAGTATTGTTACTTGCATCTCTTACAAATTCACCAGTTATTGTTTCGCCTTGCGATGTACCTGGAATTATATTTGAATTGTATAATATTATCATTCTTGCCCCTGCAGTTTGAGCATTTAATGCTAGTTGTGAATAATTAAAATTAGTTGCTGTTCTTTGTATTAATACTGCATTACCAGATACTTCTACAATATTATCAGATAAATCCCATGCACCGAGTTGCTCATTTAGTAATGCATCACCATCTGTATCAGGAGATGCACCTTCATTAAGTGGTGATACAATTTTAACATTATACCATGTATTACTCTTTGATGCATCAATATTCCAACCAGATGATTTTCTAAATAGGACATAATTGGGCTCTAAAGAATATGCTACAATCTTTGATTCATACACTTCACGTGTTAATGAAAAAGATGATAATGTATTGCCTGTACTATCTCTATATCTAATTGTTACAGGTAATACTGTAGTAGCAGGTACCGTTAATGTAACAGTTCTATTAGTAGGATTTATGGCAGCCTTATTTACAGCGGTCAGTACAGTACTTCCATTATTTCCTAAAATATCAATAGTACCTATTAATGAATTATATGCATATGCAGATAATGTTAAGTTTATTAAATAATTACCAGATGTAGTATTAATAGAACTAATATCAAATAGTGATTGACCTTGACTTAATGCTAAGTTTTGTCTATCAGCAGTATATGTGTAATTAGTACCATTATTTTGTATTACATATGTCTCGCTCATTGCACGAATGTATTCTTCAACTGCTTGGAATCTCTTTTCCCATGTGTAATCAGTTGCCTGTAATTGACTCTTATCTGTTGCATATAATCCATTAAAAGTACTGAATGCGCTACTATCTAATTTAGTACCTAATGTACCAGTTAGAGTACTCTTGTAATTACTATATTCAACATCGTGTGCAGTTTTGTCGTTGCCAACTAAAGTACTAAATGATTGATATGTTGAAGTATTTAATTTTGAAGCAACTGCAGTACTTAATGATAATATAGTACTATTTTGTGCTACATCTAGATCATTTTGTACAGATTCTGCTACTTTAGTTGCAAGTGATGAGAATATTTGAGAATCAGTATCATTTAATGAAGATACAATAGCATCAAAGGTAGATTGTGTTACAAATCCCTGTACAGTTACACCAACGGATGATAATAAACTTAGCTCAAAACCTGAAACAACAGTTGATACTGCATTTAATGTATCACTAATACTTGATATAGATGAATCAATAGTGTCAATTCTTCCAGATAGAGAAGTCTGTACATCAGAGATACTACCAGATAATGAGCTTACAACAGTAGTAAATTGGGATGATACTGCACTTTCTACATCTTGTACCCTTGATTCTGCTTGACCTGCATTAGTACTTATTAGTCTTCTAATGCTAATGTCTTCTGCATTAAGTGTCGATACTGTAGTATTAAATGTATTTAAACTTACAGTGCCGGACTCTAATGCAGTTGTTCTAGCATCTATTGTAAAAAGGCTAGAATCTATTAGGTTAATCTTGTTGTTATAAGTACTAAGATTAACCTTGTTGTCCAGAGTTGCCTCTGCACTCGTTAGTCTTGTATTAGCCTGACCAATTAAGGTCGACTGATAAAAACTGTAACCCGTGTACGACATTTGTTATATACTATATTTAGATTTTTATTACATAAATAATTATTCAATAAAAATCTATTTATTAAAATTACAATATTATTAGTTAATTTATATTAAACTTAAATATGATTTATAAATTAGTTTGGCCTGGAATATTATCAATATTTATAGGTTCTCTTCTATTGTTTGTTAGTACGATATCTTTAGCACTATTAAATATTTCAAGTGTAACTTGTTTTGTAGTCTCATTTCCATAGGATCCATTTGAAAATGGCCTATAAGAAATATTAATTGTTTGACCTGGGCCTCTTAAATGTATCTCTGTAAATAATGGAAATTGACTATTTAACATTCCTACTGGAACAGATTCAACTTTTGTTATAATATCATATAAATTAAACTTTGCAGTTATTGTATTATCAAATGATGTTACTCTATATCCTTCAATTTTAAGATTTGAATAAAACATTGGTAATATAGGGCTTATAACTTCATATGTTAATCCTAAATATCCTTTTGGATATGATAATGGTGTATTTGTGTAGTTTGCCATAAAATATAATATAATTGGTTTAAATAAGAAACTTCCAACTGAACCATTCATTGAATCTTGGCCTATACCCCAAGATAATATACCAACAACTCTATTATCATCCTTTATAGCAGGCCCGCCACTATTTCCTCCAAATATTGATGCATCTGTCATAATAGATTCTGGTACATATCCATCTTGATACTTTGTATCTCTAACTATACCTCTTGTTATAGATTGAATATCAAATGCCATTGGAAAGCCTATTATATTAATATATTCTCCTATAGATAATTCAGATCTACTATCTGCTATAAATAAGGGTTGAAAATTTGCACCTGTAATTCTTAATAGTGCTACATCTGCTATTTTGTCAACGCCCATTACTACAACATTAGTATTATTTACTTTATAGTATGTATTTGTTGGATGTTGTACATGTATCCATATATTATTACATATTTGATTATTACTTGGGTCTATAACTACGTGTGCTGCTGTTAATACATAACCATATGTTGATGGATTATAATTACTTGATTCAGGTAGTGCTATAAAAAATCCTGATCCAGTATATATACCACCTGTTACAGATTGTATTGTTATAGCAACTACACTATTAATTGTTGAAGAATATACATTTTTTGCAATATTTGTTTCACTGGGACCAGTTGCACCTGTTACTCCTTGTAAGCCATTTGTACCCTGTAGACCTTGAGGACCTGTTGGACCTTGTAATCCTTGAACTCCTTGTAACCCTGTTGAACCTTGTAATCCTGTTGGGCCTATTAAACCTTGTAACCCTGTTGAACCCTGTAATCCTTGTGCACCAGTATTACCAGACATTTGTAAACTTGCAGAAAACCATGTACCAGATCCCATTCCACTACCTTGTTGGATAATATGATTAGCTGATGTAGTGTATGCTGTAAAATCAATATAATCTGTTACACCATTCATATATATTAATTTAGAGCCTGATTGATTTAACCCTGTAGTTGTAGGTACTTTATCTTGACATAATAAAAATGAATTTCCATTAATTCTGGCTTGAATATTAACTTGATCTCCAGTAGTACCATTTGCCCACCATACTCCTACTGTGATTAAATAGTATCCTGATATATTGGGTGTAAATTTACGAGTAGTTGCATTATACCAATTTTTAGGATCATAATCATCTACAAAATTAATTATAGTATCTGTATTTTGTGTAATACTTTGATCTGATTGTAATTTACATTGAACGATATATTCGCTTTGTATATATCCTTCACCTTTAGGACCTGTTGGACCTGCTGATCCTTGATTACCTTGTTGACCTGTTGGACCTTGGCTACCTTGTATTCCTGTTAGACCTTGATTTCCTTGTAATCCTTGAGGGCCAGCAATACCTTGATTTCCTTGTAATCCTTGAGGGCCAGTTGGGCCAATTGCACCTTGAAATCCTTGTGAACCTCTATCTCCTTGTAATCCAAAAAATCCTTGAGGGCCTTGATTTCCTTGAGAACCTTGTAGACCCTGTGATCCAGTTGGACCTATTGCACCTGTAAATCCTTGTAATCCATGTGATCCTTGAGCACCCTGTGTCCCTTGTTGCCCTTGTGACCCTTGATTTCCTTGTAATCCTATTTGTCCTTGAGCCCCTTGTGACCCTTGTGAACCTGGTGCACCAAAAAATCCTTGTGAACCTTGATTGCCTTGATTACCTTGAAATCCTTGAGCCCCTGCGATACCTTGATTACCTTGAAACCCTTGAGAGCCGGCACGACCTATATTTCCTTGTGAGCCCTGTGAGCCTACTGAGCCAGTTGGACCATTTTCAATATAAATAAAATTAATATCAGATACTGTATCATTATTATTCTTTAATTCAATAAATGCTTTGTATTGTTTACTTGTATATATATTATTTGTATATACTAATGAAGAATTTATATAATATTTAGTACTAAATCCATCAATTGTTATTGTATAAATATTATTAGTATTATGTATCCCTAATAATATATTAATTGAATTGTTTTCATATAAATATATGTTGCCATTAGGGTGTATTAATAAAGCATATTCTAAATTATTTGGTGTATCTGATCCAATACCAAAATATTGTAAATTATTTGTAATTGAGAATTTACAAGATAATAAACATTTTAAGTATGTTTGATTTGTTGTTATTGTATTTAATGTTGTAGAAGTATTAATTTTTTTAAATGAATTATATGATAATTTTGTTATATTTGAAGTATTATATTGCATTGTAATATATGCATTGCCTTCTTGACCTAAAAGGCCTTGTGGTCCAGTTGGACCAATTGATCCTTGTTGACCAATGTTTCCTTGAGGGCCTATTGGACCTGTTGATCCTGTTGCTCCTGTATTTGTTGCCGTCCCTGCAATACCTTCAGGGCCTACTGGCCCAGCTATACCTTGATTACCTTGATGACCTTGTATTCCTTGAAATCCTTGACTACCTTGTGAACCTTGTTGACCTTGTGAACCTTGTGAACCTTGAGAGCCTTGTGAACCTTGTTGACCTTGTTGACCTTGTGAGCCTTGGGGGCCCTGATTTCCTTCTAATCCAATACTTCCTTGAGAGCCTGTCATACCTTGTACACCTTGTATTCCTTGAGGGCCAGTTGGTCCAATTGGTCCAATTGGACCAGTATTACCAGTTGCACCTGTATTAGAACATTCTCCTTGTAGACCCTGTGGCCCAGTTGGACCAATTGAACCGGTTACACCATTTATGCCAGTTGGACCTATAATTCCAGTTGGACCTATACTCCTAATAGGGTTACCACTTGGATCATAAAAATCTGTGTTTAATTGAGAAATATCAGATTCTATAATATTTACACGCCCAACTATTGCAGAAATTTGTTCTGCTTGAACTATACTAAAACCAGTCAGTGTTGACATATTATCTCTATATTATTATTATTTTAAATATTTATTCATATTATAAATTATACCAATAATGATTCTAATTGTGCAATTGTTACAATATTATTACTTGAATCTTTTACAACATATGTTTGTGTAAAAATATTTAAGTATGCTTCAATTACATCTATTTTCTTTTCTAATAATTCTAATACATTATAACTACCACCTGTTATTATTTGATTTCTAATATCAGTTAATGATAGTATATTATTATTTGAATCTCTAATAGCATATGTATTTGTTAAAATATCAATATATGTTTCTATTACCTGTATTTTGCTTTCGAGTACATTTAATAATTGTTGATTTATATCACCACCACTAGAGCCACCACCTCCATATCCTAAATTATTAATATCAACTATATTTATTAATCCTGTAAATAATGATGAATTCTGTGAAATATAATATAATGTATTTGGTGTATCGTATGGTACTCTAAATATTATTGTCCCGTTACTTATACCATTATTTGTTACACCATCATTATATGCAGATGTTGTACCTGTTTGTTGAAAGTTTTTAATCCACAATGGATTTCCAGGACTATTTACTATAAAATGATATGTAAATCCTTTAATTAATGTCAATGTTGGATTATCTCTATTATTAATATCATATTTAATACTATTATTACCTAAAAATAAGTTTAGTGCTGAATTATTGTATAAAGTGACTGTATTAGATGCTTTAAATGATATATTTGTTGTAGATGATGAAAACCACACATCTTGACCATCTTGGCTCCAAGTAGTAGCTATGTTAAATGCATTATATACTAACCCAACACCTACACCTGATCTAAAAGCAGTTCCATCAAATTGATTATTTCTTACAAAGCGCAGTGTCATATTTTGAGTTGCATTATATGTTATTTCTCCAGTTGATCTATTTACATTTGTTATCTTAATAGGGTAGACAGAATCATCATTTACAATTGGAAATACAGTATATTCGTTAGATGCTAAAATAACACCTAAATCTAAATTAGCAATAGTAATTTTATCACCTATTACATAATTAGGTATATTTATAGATAAATCTGTACCTATATTAGTATTAACATTTATATCTAAGCTTGTTCCATTTTTTAAGAATAACCCAGTAAAGTTTTCAATAGAACTATATGTTAATGTACCTGTTTCTCTATTATAGTTAGTAATTGTAATTGGTTTAACTTTAGTATATTGTTTTGATATTGATGTTGAAGTATTAAGATTAATATAAAAATTAGGATTTGTAAATGGTAAACTACTAATTCTAAAATCATATATATCTCCATATAATCCACCAGTTGTCATTGTTGCTCCAAATGTATATGTATATGTTCCTGCAGGAATAATTAACCCTTGATTTATTGGGAAATCATTAATATGCGCTGTTGCAAATATACTATAAGCATTTGATAAATATGCGGTTGTTTCCTCCATTATCATTATATTTGATACTTCATTTGTTATATCACTAGCTAATGCAAATACTAGTGAGTCTCCAATTTGAGCATTTTCTACAGTAATTGATGGTATTGTTATTGAAAAATCTGTACCAACTCCTGTTATAAAACTAGTTCCATCATATTGATTATTTTTAAGAACATTTATATTTAATACTTCAGATGAATCATAAATTACTTCACCTGTTAGCCTATTAACCGATTTTATTTTAATTAATTTTCGTTGATATTCATTAGCTTTAGTAATATTATATAATGTTAAAAACTTATTATTATCAACTGAAAAATCTTCTGTAACTGTAAAATTGACTTCACCTGTTGTCCAATTAATACTATTAATTGATAGCGTATTTGTACCATTTCCAGTATTATTTGATTGTTTTTTAATCATTCTCCATGTATTAGATGCAATTGTATTTTTAGTATTGCTGGTATATGCATATAATGCTATTTCATCACTGTCCAATATTTTATTTACACCAGTACCATACTCAAACTGCATATATGATAATGTAATTGATTGTGTAGTACCTGGCGTAATAAATCCTATTAATATTTCACTACCTATAGTGTTATCTTTATTTACTTTTGCTAATTTAATATTAGTTGGACCTGAATATCCAGTAGGAACTGTAATATCAATTATATAATTTTGATTAAAATCCCATTTAGTACTTAGAATAGATACTTTATCATATATAACAGGTGTTGCAGCAGATGTTAAACTATTTGATACATTAAATACTTGAACAGGCATTGCATCAACCGGCCTGTATACTAGTTCTGATGTTTCACTATTATATGATACTACATTTGTATCTATTGTATCATCTTGTCTGACTGGAAAAATATAGCAAGCACCTGTTTGTTCAGGGTTAATCATATATTCTGACGCATTTATACAAATAGAGCGATCTGGTTGTTGAGTATGCCCAGCAGAATTTCCTATTGCAACAGAATACATGCCTTGGTTATCATTTCCTGCAAAACGCCCAATTGCAACTGCACGACTTTTTTGCCCTGTTTTACCTGCTGCAACTCCTATAGCAACATTACCACTTGCTTGATTGTCTTGTCCAGCCTGCCAACCTACTGCAACTGATGCTGATGATTGAAAATTTCTACCTGAATCTTGTCCAATTGCAATTGATGACCCTGATTGATTAGTATCACCTGCATTTGTACCTATTGCAACTGAATGAACTGTTTGATTTTGCCAGCCAGCTCTATATCCCATTGCAACTGTATACATATCTTGATTCATCCATCCAGCTTCTGTACCGATTGCTAGTGAATTTCCACCAGTCATACCTTGATTATATTGCCCAGCCCATTTGCCTAGTGCGATACTATTATTTCCTTGACATTGATTACCTGCTAAATTACCAATTCCTATAGCTGATGCTTTTTGTCCAGTAAATCCTGCAAAGTATCCCATTGCAACACTAAATGTCCCTTGATCTTTTCCTGAATTATGTCCTAATTTAATATTTCCATTAACTCCTCCATTTACCCAGTTATTAGTAGAATCGTTCCAATATAAATAATTACTAAAATGCAATCCAGTGGCACCAACTGTACCTCCTGGGCCAGTTGGACCTATTAATCCATTTAAACCTCTTGGACCAGTAGGACCTATTGTACCATCTCTTCCAATAATACCATCTTGACCTCTTGGACCAGTAGGGCCTTGAGCACCAGTAAAACCAGTTGTACCATCTCTTCCAATAATACCATCTTGACCTCTGATACCTTGAGGACCTTGAATACCTGTTGGGCCAGCTAATCCTTGTGCACCCGTTGGACCTCTAGTTACAGTACTATTAATATAGTCAATTACATCTTGAGATAATTTATTAAGAGAAACTGCACTATTTTGTATTTTATCTGATGAAATTGCATTTGTACTAATTTTTGAATTAATAATTGATTGATCAGCTAATTTACCAGATGTAACATTGAGATCTGCTAATTTTTCTGTGGTAACAGATTGATTTGCTAATTTTGCTGTGGTAACATTTAAATCTGCTATTTTTTGTGTAATAACTGCATTATCTGCAATTTTAGCAGTAGTAATAACTCCATCTGCAAATTTATTTGTTGTTACAGCTCCATCTACAATTTTTGAGGATACAATACTAAAGTCTGCAATTTTTGATGTATTAACTGCATTATTTTGTATTTTTGCACTTGTTATACTAAAATCTGATATTTTGGCAGTAGTAACAGCATTTGCTGCAATTTTAGGATTTGTTACACTACCATCTGCTAATTTATTAAAAGTAATTGAATTATCAATAATATTTTGATTGCTTACACCGTTAATAGGGACTTGAAATGCCACTTCTTGCCATCCGAATATAATATCGAATTTAGTTGGATCGGCAACGTTAGGTTGGAAGTTAGATACTAAAATTAAAATATCACCATTTGAAATTTGTGCTAATTCTTCAGATATTACTGTAAATGTTGATCTTAGAGTATCAGATGATGTTTTATCTGGTATATTTAAATATGTAGTTGCGCGAATTTTAGGTAATTTAACTGTAATATTATTAGGGGTATTATCTACTACATAGTATGCGCCTGCAATATTATTAATTAATTGTACAATAGGGGAATTTACTATATATAATGGTCGAGGATATGGTGCTGAAATTACTGTATAGTTCATCGTATAAATAAGTGAATACATTTGATCTAACATACTGTTATTACCTGTTGCAGCAATATAATCAGCAATGTTAATTTTAGATGCAAATGTTAGGCCTGTAAATGGTAGTAGCGATGCATCAATTTGTCCAGGAAATGCAGCACTAGTTGTTACACTTTGTACAGTAAAATCTGATGTAGTAATAGATGAACTTCCTGTATTAACATCATAACTAATAGCCATTTCTTTTCCATCGTCTCCTATTACACGAATAGTGTAAGGAGAAATATGTAAATCACGAATATAAGCTCTATTCCACCAAGCTTTTTCATTACCTAGGTTATAACCATCATCTTTAAAAAATGAATCCTTATTTGGAATAATATCTGAATTTGTAACAATAGTATTATTAGTTAAAGATAATTGTTGTTGTGTACTTGTAGTTGCAGTTACGCCTGCATATCTCTGAACTCCAATAGATTGTCCAGATGTATAATGTGCTAATCCAGTAGTTATTTCAGAAATTGTTCCATTATCTGAATTTTGAAGTTCAATTGAATAATTAGTTCTATCTTGTGCTAATTTAGAAATAATTCTACTACCTGTTATTGTGTTATCTCCTTCAAACCTTACTGATTTTTTAATATTTATTATATCATTAGTATTTCCTGATAAATTATCAATATTTGTTACTTTAACTGTTGTGGTTTCAATTGTAGTTGCTCCAATAATTGAATTATTTTTTAAATCTAATGAATTATTAATGGAAATATTAGTAGCAGTATTTGTATTTAAGTTATTTGTATGAATATTTGAGGATGCATATATTTTATTAAATGTTCCAGTACCACCATTAATTATATCTTTATTTGCTAGATTAACATCTGAAATGGCAGGATAATTAGCCCATGTTTCTGGTCTCACATTAATTGTACCTGAACTGCTACCTGATCCTATTACATTTGAATCTAACATAAGAATAAATGTTGTAGCGCCATCAACTTCACCTTGTTTAATCCATAATGTACCATTAGAAGAAGAAGGGTCTGGTTCACTACTTCTTTTAGGCTGTAAGTTAATATAATTTGCAGATAAGTTTTCAGCAGATAAGTTAGCAGCAGTAATTCCATTATTAATTCTTAAATTATTTATAGTTGCAGTTTCTGATGCAATAATATTTGAAACTAAGTTTTCAATTCTAGAATTACTAAAAATACTAGTAACACCTGATATAGAATCTATTGATGCATTTGTGCTTTTAAAGTTATTAATTATACCAGTAATACCTGATATGGAATCTATTGACGCATTTATTGCTTTAAAATTATTAATAGTTCCAGTAATACCTGATATTGAATCAATTGTTGCATTTTCTGCAATTAAGTTATTAGCACCAATATTATTGGATATTAAATTCCCATTAATAACTACACTATTTGTTGGATTTAAATCATCGGCGTTAGTAATTACAAACCAATTTGGTAAATTTGTCCCACTAGAGCTACTAGGAGGATTAGAACCAGATGATGTATTTTGAGATACATTAATTAATTGATTGCGTATAGAAGATGTATTAAATGGTGATGAAGATGTTGCTAATGCAACAGCCTCTTTAAATTTAATTAGATCGCTTGAATCAGCCATCGCTCCTATTAGATGGGCATCAAATAATGAATATTACATTAAATCACATTATAAGATATAATAATTATATCAAGTAATGGTATTAAAATGGCTATAATAAGCCGTACTGTTTGTTAGTTAATTTACATGCGGGGGAAACCAACTAGATTTGCACCTAGACCAAAGCCTGCACCTTGTCTAGCAGTTACACCTACACTAGGGGATACTGCATCTAGTACTGCGAATACTACAGCAGCTAGTACACCTAGAGTTGCAACTTCATCCATAGGTAATGATTTACGAGGGATAAAGATTGCGGCGGCGGCAATAACTAAGCCCTCAATTAGGTATTTGATTACACGATTAACAATTTCAGCAAATCCGTAGCCCATCATTTCTATATTTAATTATAAGAAAAAAATCTCATCGTTATTTTGTAAATATCTAAACTTAAAGATATAGCTATTAATAATTTATAGAATGTCTAATTCAAACACACCCACTGTAACTCCCACCGTAGTAGAAGATTTCCTCGACGAAGATGCTGAAATCTCATCTCAACGTTATGTATTACTGAGCTTTCTAAGCCCGGAAAAAGTTCTTGATAAAAAGGATCAATTTTTCTTTCAGAAATTTCTGCAAGGTTATGAGGTAGATTGGAAGATTAAGAATCTTGAAAAATATATGGTTGATGTCGTACAAAATATTAATCGTCAACTTGATGATCGTGCAAATGAGCTTGAGAAGAATGATCAATTTGAACAAGCTGCACTATGTCGTAAAAATCGTCTAAGAATTGATGATATTATGACTGAATATTCTAGTTTTGTACAAAAACAACGTCAGGATATTAATAAAACTAAGATTGCGGAAGCATATGATGATTTTATGTTTGCAAACCAGACTAAACTAGAAGATGAATTCTATGCACTAAATGATTTCCGTACTTCAATGCGTGGCCTAAAAGTTCGTGGTGTTTATGCTAACCCCAAAGAGGCTGAACTAAAAGCTAAGAAACTACAAACTAAGGATAAATATCATAATATTTTTATTGGTGAAGTTGGTAAATGGCTACCTTGGGATCCAAGCCCTCATCAAGTGGCTGAACAGGAATATGCTCAGGATCAACTCAATACTCTGATGCGTAAATACAAGGAAAATGAAGATAGTCGTGAGAAGTTCTTTGAGGAGCGTACTAAGGGTGCTGGTGCATCTGAAAAGAAGGTATTTGGTGCATCTGGTGATAGTGGCGCAGGTAGTGCATCTGAACAATTTGCTGGAATGTTTGGTGGTCAAGGAGATCTAGCTCTTCAGCGTAAAGTTGAAAAGGCAAATGTAACTATTGAAAAAGTAGAGGAAGGTACACCTGAGGCGGCTGCACTTGAAGCTGCAGCTGTTACAGAACAAACTAATACTGTTGTAGAATCATCTGCATAAATGGACTTTTAGGAAAAAGCTCGGTAAAAAATAAACTGTTAGAAAAAGTTTCCAAAAAGATATAACAAAAATACAATATTATTATAATATATAGTTTTTGTTAAATATAAATCTATAAAAAGCTCTTAAATAATTTTTCTATAATTGTAGTTTTTGCCGAGCTTTTTTAAAAAAAGCTCTTAAGCATAGTATCCTTCAGATGGAACAGAGCCACCAATGAAGACAGGTTTGCAGGTATTATCTGTACCATCGCAAAAGCTTCCTTCAGGGCAAGGAGTACCTCCTTCATTGGGTGATCTGCATATGTAATTAGTATTAGGGTCAGTGTATTTATTTAGACTTCCTTGAGAATATTGTGCGGCGGGTCCAGGGACATTTTGAACTTGTAAATCTTGAAATCCATCCATCATACCAAAATGTGCACCAGTATATCTATCAATATAACGCACGACAATTGGTAATAATACAATTGCAACAACTAAGAGTACAAACATTGCGCCAATACCCATTGATTTTGAACGAGCCATTTCTTATTTTAACTAAGGTTTTATTCTTGATAGATTGGTATATTTCAAATATAGCTAAAATAATTTATAGAGAATATTTATATTTCTAAGGTCTAAGCGGTAAATCTGATAAATAAGGTAATTTAGGAGGAGTAGTTGATTTACAATAACCATTCATACACCGTAAACCATTTGGACATTCAGGCATTCCTATTCCGCATCTTCCTGCATCAACAAATGTATCAATCATTTTCTTAGAAAATACAACAATAATTAATATGATTATAACTAAAAATGTTAATACGCCAAATAAATGTGATTTTGATATTTTACGCATTTGTTCTAATTAGAGTATATTAATAATTCTTCTTAACACTAATTGCAGGCCCTTTTAGACGTCTATTTGCACTAGGATCAAATTGATCAATTTCACCTTCTTCTTTAATACGGAAATACATTTCAGATTGTCTCCATAATTCTGGCGCACCTAGTCTAAAGTCTCCGTGAATTTCAGCTTTGTACCAGAAAATAGTATCTTCCATTTTGTTACTTGATGTATTATTGTTGATAACTAGACATTCGTAATTCTGAGTACATTGATCCATAATTTGACAGAAAAATTCAAAAGAAGGGAAAGCAGATCCATAATTCTCAAAAATACGTTTGCGGTTATTCAGATAAGGTTCTCTTAAAATAAATACATAATCCACATTTGTACGTAATGCAGGCTGAATACCTAGAGGGAACTGCATAGTAATAATAAAGAATACTTTGAGCCAACGACCGTTCATAAATAGATATCTAATATTTTTATCGTGAGTCCACGAATCATCGTACATACAATCGTCTAATATAAGGAATGCACGTGGATCTATATTAGATTTAACACCTTTATCGCCATCTTGTTGGATTCGCTGCATAATAAGTTTTTGACGTTTAACGAAATTGGCTAAGATAACTGGATTGTACTCGCCGTGAATAAACATAGGAGGTACCATTTTTTTAAAGAAACCATTTGACTCTTCTGTTCCTGAAATTACACAACCCATAGGTAAATCTTGGTGGTGAAAGAGCAAATCTCGAACTAGAGTTGATTTACCTGTTCTTCGACGCCCAATAAATACTGCAACTGCATCTTGTGGAATAGTTTTCATTTGAAACTTCCGGAGATTAACGGATACTGCGCCTTGTGCTGCCATTCTAAGTACTAAACAATAAGTTTAAAATCTTTTATTGTGCGGAACACAATGAGCTATACAAGTCTTTTAAACAAGGAGGAGATGAAAGAAGACATAAAACAAATTTTAAATAAACTCCAGAATGATTCTTTTAGATTTAGAGATATTACTGAAAATGAACAACTAAAATTTAATAAATATGCACATCTTCAAAGATATTTTCCAGCAATGGACTTATTATCTGAATCCGAATTCTCAGACTCTGATAAATCTCAGAAATCCGAATCTCAGGAGTTACCATCCAGATTTCAAATCAATTCCTGGAATTCCATTTCCGAAGATTTTGATAAAGTCTGGAAAACTATACGCTATGATAATACTCTACAGAAATCTGAATCCGTTAATACTTTCAATAAAATTGTTCACTTACTTAACCCAATTGATGTTATTAAAAATAAATATGCAGTACCTACTCATCCACTATTACCAACAAAAAAATATGAAAATTTACAATACACTTTAGATAAGTTACATAGCTGTAATAATCAGGCATATGTTGATACTATAGCTAATTATATAATGAGTCGTTTTAGAGAATTAAATTTAACTCCACATTGTGTATTATATTATGGAGCTACTACTGCAATTAGCCAAAAATATAAATATAATATTTCAGGAGAATATGATACATATAGACAATGTAAATGGTTTTGGAAGGGTATGAATTTACATAATGCAAATTTATTAGTTGTTCCTCCAGATGATTTATCCGAAATTTCAGACGAAGAATTTGATTTTGATGAATTTAAGAATGAAATTTTAAAGTGCCCTTTTGAGAATTTAGATGATGACGATGATGATTCTGTAATTGAAATTAATAATACTGAAATTAATGATTTATCTGAAAATAAAACACTTGTAGAATGTGATGATTTAGAATCTATACATTCGTTTAAAACGGACAATTCAAAACAATCAGGAGTTTATAATCTCAAACGGAATTCTCCTAAAAAAACGGAGTCTGGGTCTGAAACGGAGAATTCGGAATCCGAGTCTGGAAATTCAGAAACGGAGTCTGATATGGAGTCTGAATCCGATGATTTTGGAATAGATATTTTCCTAGAAATTCCTAATATGCCCGTTATTATGATTCATCAAGAAGCACAAGAAGGTACTATGGATGATTTACTCGATGAAGAAGTTATTGATGATCAACTTCGTGGAACACAAGGATGGGAAGCACGATGGATTGCTTGGATATTTCAAGTAGTTGCAACTTTAACATTCCTTCAAAAAACTATATCTTTTACACACAATGATTTACATACAAACAATATTGTCTGGAGAGAAACTGAACAGAAATTCTTATTCTATAAATCTGCAAATGGTCAAGTCTTTAGAGTTCCAACATATGGGAAAATTTTTAGTATAATTGATTTTGGTCGTTCCATTTTTAGACTTGGTAAAAATCTATGGATTTCAGATGATCATTGGCCCAATAATGATGCTGGTGATCAATATAACTTTGGACCTTTCTATAACAAAGATGAACCTAAAGTTAAACCAAACGAATCATTTGATCTCTGCAGATTATCTGTCAGTTTAATCGATGGATTATATGATGAAGAACCCCCTAAGAAAAAAGGCAAAAATGTCAATATTTTATCTAAAGAAGATGATTGGGTAGTCTATGAAACAAACTCTCCCTTATATAATTTATTATGGTCTTGGACGGTGGATGATGAAGGAAAGACTATATATCAGGATGCATCTGGTGAAGAAAAATATCCAGGATTTGATTTATATGTAGCTATTGCTCATAACGTACATTCTGCAGTACCTCGTGAACAATTAAATAATGCTATTTTTGAAAGATTTAAATGGAAAAATAAAGTTCCAAAAGATGAAACTATTTATAATATTTAAATACCCTATTGATTACAAGGGCAGCCTGTATCAACAGCATATGCAGCAACTGATTGACCATTTGCATTTATGTATGATCCTCCGCATTTTTTAATGTCAGTCATTTGTCCTAATTTTACATTATTGATGATAGATTGGTCATAAATTCCAAGAGTAGGTGCATATCCAGTAGTAGAATTTACACCATTTTGAATACGACCTATAAAATTACCGGATTGAGCTTTCTCCATACGACGTTTAGTTATTAATGAACTATCATAAATAGTAGTTGGCATCTTTCTGACATTATTAGTGAAAATATTAATTTTGTAGTTTTAATAAAATTAGTAAATTAATATTATCTTCCTGCTAATCTTGGAGGGCCTACCTGTAAATCAACATCATCTGATACAATATTTCCTAAAGATATAGGGAATTCAGATGGTAATTCCATTTTAGGAAAAACATCAGGAGTTAATACTCCTACAAACCCTACAAGAATTGCACCACTTATAAAGTCTTGCATAAATTGTATATTTTTATAAGGTTTATCCTTATATTTAGCACCAATAAAGCTTAAAGAAATAAAAAGGATTCCTCCTACAAAAATCCAAGGGAACCAGGGTGGCATTATATTATTCAATTACACCGAGAAAAACACAACCTCTATAACCACACTAATAATCTTATAATGCTAAATCATATTCATCTGGACTTATACTTTGTGGTGCATTTTCATCAAGAGAATCAAATTCTAACTCTTCAGATAAAGGAACACCAGAATCTTCTAATATCTCTAGGGCCGGAGTATCATCGTCATCTTCATCTTTAGCTGATATCATTTCAGATCCATCAGGATTCTCTGTATCAAATACTGCATCAAAGTCTGCAAATTGAACTTCTGGTTTTTCATCAACATATATCATTTGTGGTAATTGTTCTGTGTGTCCTGTTTGTTGAGGTGTAGACTGTTCAATATTAGGAGTCTGAATTTCAGGAGTTTGATTTTGAATTATTTCAGAAGTTATTGGATTGGCAATTGGTTCAGACTCCTGAATTTTAGGAGTTTGCTCGACCCTTTCAGACTCCTGAATTTTAGGAGTTTCCTCAACATCTCTTTTTCCAGTTTCCTCCTCATCATCACTTTCACTATCACTATCATCTCCATTTTTATCAGCATTACCAGAATTATCAGATACATCCATATTAACAAAATCCTTTAGAATAGACTTTACAGGTACAAGACTTCTGATTGCCATAACAATACCCTCATTAAGTAATTGTTCAATATTTCTATAATTTTGTTGTTTTTCTACACTTCCAATACCATCTCTGAATAAAAATGTATTACTCCATAATAGTTTTGAAGATTCGCATAATACTTTAAATAGAAAGTGTTCTACTTTTGGTACTGTAATCTGAATTTTTTTATTATTTGATGAAAGGCGAATTGCAGTTAATACTTTTGTATGTGCAATAAATACTGCAGTTAATAAATCATCCATATAATCACAACCAGAATTAGTTAATATACGTTGAATTTCATTATTAACTTTTTCCATATTCCAATCGTGAATCTCATTTAAATAAGTCTGAAATTGCCATAAAGCCTTCTTAGGCTCATTAATAGTATTTTGTTTAGCCTTATCAAGTAATTCTATAAAGAATTGAAAATATGCAGGGACTAAGTATATGGATAATTGTTTAGTATATTCAGTTCTAGCATCTGAGTACACAGATAAAATGGAATCAGAACTACGATTCATTCTTCTTGATTATTGGTTGTTGTTCTTTGCTTATACAACGCACTCCCTAAAAATGCCCATAATGATCCTGATAATTCTGTACACTTACCGTAGTCTTTTAGAATAGAAATATCACTTAATAATGAAGTAAGTAATGTATCTGGATTATAAGCATTCTTAACATAGTTAATTACATGTCCCTCATTCAAATGTTTAGTAACTTCTATTTCTTCTTGACGATGCTCAAATGATTTATTCCATATTTCAGGATAATGCTGCTGAATAAATGCACACTGCTTTGCACGTCTGTATGAATATTCATTTTCCTTTAAATAATTAAATATTTCATTTGTATTAATATTATGATAAGTAGATTTTAAGAAATTATCTAATTCAAACCAACTAGGTTGTTGCATTTTTTTGATAACACATCGTGAGCGAATGGGTTCTTGTAGACGCCCTGCATCTCGACACTCCAAAATAAATAGGACATCTGAGGCGTGTGTTTCAAGAATTCGACGTAAAAATGCTTGCGCTTCAGGAGTTAGATCATCTGCACCTTCAAGCCATAGAATTGCTGGCTCAGTACGTCTTGCCCAAATATGGAGTTTCTGACGACCATCTCTCAGAGTTCTGTCTTTTCGACACGGACACACAAATAATTGCTTTCGGACTTTCTCTGCATACTTCTGAATCCAGTAACTTTTACCGCATCCAGGAGGACCTGTTAGGATTATTGGTGTTTTATCCATTTACTTATTTTTTATTATCATTGATCTTTTATACTCTTAGAAACCATATTTATCTACGTCTGTGAGTTCTGCGACGGCTTGCACGGCGTTTGTGAGACTTCTTAGAGTGATGTCTTTTAGTGCTGCGCTTCTTAGTGCTACGCTTGCCACCTCTACGCTTGTGTGATTTCTTTGAATGTTTGCGACGATGAGTTCTACGTCTTCTACGACCACCTTGTTGTGGTTTACTTTGTGTTTTAGATTTAGTATTTTCTACTTCAGTTGGATCTGTAGCAGTATTATTTGCTACACCAGGTGAAGTATTTGGTGCACCACTAACATCTTCATCATTTTTAAACATACCAAAAATTCCGCCACGCATTTCTATATTGTATCTTAACAAATAAATTTGAAGCCGTAAAGTTATTAAAATATTATTACGCAATTCTTTATGAAATGTCTGAAAATGCTTGTATTATTTGTATGGATGATGGAATAGAACCACTTTTAGAAAATAAATCTTGTAAATGCAAATATAAAACACATGCAACCTGTTGGGAAAGATACAGACAAACTACAAGCCCTTTAAAATGTCCAACTTGTCGTAGAATTATTACATCAACTATACAAATTGCTCCATCTGCACCACCAGTTTCACCTAGTAGTATTGTTGAATACACTATATTGCCTGAAATTGTCATTTCTGCTCCAAGAACTGTAACTCCATCTAACCAACGACAAGTACAGCTATATCAACAATCATATCAAACAAATATAATAATTAATAATGCGACACCTCTAATAATTCATCAAATACCAGAACAATCACAACCTCAAATAGTTATACAACAAAGAAGATTATGGAATGATTTAACTCCTGAAGAAAAAAAGAAAAGACTAATAATAAGTGGTATTATTGGAATAACAGCAATTATTATAATAATTATTGTTATCTATTATTCTTCTTAAATATTATTAAATTATTTTTTTACTAATTATTGACTAGAGATTACTGTCCAGCCAAAAAGGATTGATATTCACGTATAGCTTGTTCATCTAATGCTGCATTTTTGCTTAGAGATTGCATTAAAGGATTGTTATCTACAGCAGAAACGGAATCATAAGTATTTCTTTCACGACTTACATCAAGTTTTAGAGGAACTCTGTATTCAACACGTCCTAAATCGCCTACACCTGGAGTTAAATCCATTGATCTGTTCACAGCTAGAGCACGATCATTAATAAAGTCTGTATCCAGTTTATGTGTTGATTGTTTTCCAGGATTGCCATTAAATGTTGCAACATTACCAGAGCCAGCGATGGGTTTTCTGCCACGTGCAATTTGTTCCTTATTAGGATTAGTTCTCATATTGTATGCAAAAGTAGGATCCATATTATCCTGATAGGCACTCTTTCCAGGACCAGACCAGCCTAGGCTAGCTGATAGTTGTGCCTTTTGAGTTGGACGAGCAATATCATCAGGATCATAAGTCTTTAAACGATTTGGTGCAGAAGCGGATCCAGCAATACCAGGGCGATCCAGATAAATGGTAGATTCCTTTACAGTTGTACGAGCAATATCCATAGGATCCCATACAGTAATTGCAGGAGCACTTTGTGCATAATTTACAGGAGTTCCAGTAATACGAATATTACCAATAGTTTCACCACGACGAGTTGGGCGAGCATCATCTGTAAAATGAGCTGTTACGAGTCCATTATCTGCAGGCACAGCATTTAATGCCATTACACGTTCAGATGTTTCATTACGTTCATTAGGACGAATCTCAATAGATGATCTTCCATAATCTGCTTCATCGCCATCCACATTTTTAGTATAATATCCAGTCATATCTGCATTACGATATCCTGCGCCACCATATTGTTGTGTCATAGGATTGCGATATGAGCCAGTAACATATGATTCGCCAAAGTCTTGAGAAGATGCAATACCACCATATTCCACTGATGTTTCAGGGCGAGTAGTATGAGGTAATACTTGAACAGATCTAACAGTTTCTTTAATTAAATCACCAGTTGTTGTAAAGAAACGTTCACCAGTTTCATCGATGTAGAATCTATCTGGGCGATATTTACGAACTTCACCTAAATCCTCAGATGTGGCAGTTGTGCCAATAAAATGTTGACCAGGTACAACTGGGGTATTATATGTTTCTTTAGGATTGGATGCTACACGTAATTCATTGGTATCTTTGGGGCGCATAATTTCATTGATTTCAAGTTGTTGAAATCCACCTTTGCCAGTTAGACCAAACTTTTCGTTAATAGCAGAGCCAACTTTAACGGGTTCAAATGGGCGTTCACCATTGCGTGCATTTGGTGCATTAATACGACTTTGGATAAAATCAGTATTATCTTCCATTCCATATGGATTGCCATATGGAGCACGAGATGTTTCAAACATATTTTCAACTTCTTTCTTCTTCATTTGGAGTGAACCACCGCCATTATATGCATCTAGAACGTGAGCATTAGCTTGTGGTGCAATATTTTGTTTAATACGCCCACCGAAGAATGGCTGCATATTATTATGTTTAAACTCATTTGATGGTACCTTTTGACCAGATAATGGACTAATTACATAATCTTTATCAATATATGTAGGGTCCTGTTCACTGTTATCAGAACGGTATTCAGTCATAGGGATATTAGAATCAATTGCTTGTGGTTCTGGTTGTGTGCCCGGGGTATATCCAGGGGCATATGGGGGTTTTTGAGTTGCATAACCTAATGCAGTACCATATGGTCCAGGGTTTGGTTCAGAAGGATATGTTTGTCCATTTGGCATTTGATACATCATATCAAGTTCAGGGCCGTAACCAACAGCGGAAGCACCCTTTGGGGCCAGTGTTAATGGATCAGAATTAGGTCCACGAGCTGCAGGCATAAATCCTTCACGTACTGCGGGATATTCACGATTTCGTGGAGGTATTACTTGAGATGATTTTACATTTTGTTTCATTGCATTATCAAAACCTTCTTTATTTCCCCCAGTAATATTTTGGGTTGCTTTGGAGATTAGATATCCTAATCCGAGAAGACCTGATAGCGCTGCGACTTCCATACTACTACAGGTTTGAAACCTTTAATTTTTGGAAACATTCCACTTATTTTCAACTTTTAACCACTTAAAACTTTATATAGTTTATATAATAATTCATATGAGTTTTCATATTGTTAAAGATGATATATGCAATAACATATTTAATAATACTTTATACATAAC